ATCAGTTGAAATAATAATAGATTCAATCAGCATTGAAAGTAACATCTGACCTGAACAAGTAATTGACATTGTATATTGAGGATCATACAAAGGACTATATTCATTACCACTATCCCCATAAGTTGAATTTAAACTCAACTTCAAAGCAGCATTCATTGCACTACCTTTTGGAGTAGATTTACGCATATCATATAGATGTGAGTATACTTTGCAAAAAGTTGAACCCAAATGTACTGGTGAAATATTGTTTTTAATTGATAAATTAGGATAGAAACTAGCAACATCGTATGTAAGAATAACGTATTCTTCATTACTTCTATGAATACCTTTTACAGCAGCATGTATTCCACCTTGTCCGTAATCGTACCGTACACCGTCTACAACCACGTTTAAACCTTCCATTTTTTTCCAGCAACCCCAATATGACTTCTTGTTAACTCGGAGCTTTTTAGGCTTACTCGATGCGTTTCCGAACTCATCCACAGGTTGATGCATAATATGATTTCCTTCAGCATCAAAAGCGTATTCTGTAGCTTTTAAATCCTGTTCTTCAACCCAACCTTTTGGGTGTTCAGATAACAATTCAGCAATATCTAAATTAGATGGTTTATTCTTGAACTTCTTTTTCTTAACTACCAATTCGGAATACTTTGATAATTCACCAAGTTCCCCTTCATCTATATCTGAAAATACACCTTTAGTCTCAGTAATTGTTCTTGTTTTAAACCATTCATGTAAAGTTTTAAATTCTATTCTTTGAAACGTAATATAAGGTACTAAACAATCTTTAATTTGAATAATATCACGCTTAGTCTGATTCATTTTACGACCACGCTCAGTTTGTATGTAGCAGCTTCCCGGTTTCTCTTTTTCCAAACTAGTAATAAATAATTGCTTACCAATCTTACCATCATTATAGTTTGTGCAGTCAAATCCAAATTCAACAGTTAATTCTTCACGTAAATTTAGAGCTTCTTTTGAATAATTATAAAACTTCAATGTTTCATTTACATCATGCATGTTGTACTTGAGTAATACGTCAATTTGACTATTAGTTAGTACAGTACCTACAGGAAATGGTAAGTCTTCAACGTTATCTGATCGCATATTCACTTCAATCATTTTTAAACTAGTACTGCGTGCTCTGTTATCAAAATGATGAACAAGGAATAAATCAACTTGAGGAATAATTACATCAGCATCTTTAATTTTAGAACTAAACTTATCATCTGGTGACTTATTAATCAATCGCATAGCTTCATCATAGATTTGAGCAGCAGTAACTTTCACTGGCTTATTACGTTTAAATGCATCTTTGGCTTTAGTTAAAATGAAATGAACAACAGGATAGTCGAAATTAATGTTGTTAAAACCAACCATTCTACATTGTGTACGTTTGACATTGCGTAAGAACTCAAGTAGTTCATCAATTTGATTTTTACGATCAGAAATTTCAAATGCAACTTTACCTTTACCGTTCATATAAACAGCAGAGAATGTAAACACATTAGGATATGTTTCAATGTCATAAATGAAATCTTTATATTTACCCATAATTCCCCTTTCAAATAATTCAGCATTCTACCATAGAAAAAGCCCACCGAAGTGGGCCTTGTTTAAAAATCAATAACAACTTCAGATGTGCTGACTGATTGATTTTGTTGTAACTCAGTTCCTACTGTCTGTTCAATGTAAGGATTAGATGTTGCAGTCATGTGTGTAGTTTTATGATCATACCGTAACCATCCTGCTTCACCTGTATTACCAGTTCGTCTGCACTTTACTAATTGTAACTTAGTGGCTGACTTTTTGATTGGACACTCATTCATCTTATCTCTGGATATCAAAATAGTATTAAATGCAATTTGATTAATGCTGGATGAACCCATAAGTTGATACTCACTAACAGCATGAGGATTTTCTTCAGAAGGTTTCTTCATGTGTGAAACTGCAATAACACAAGTTTTATTCTCTTTAGCAAACTTCATTAAAGTATCCATAAACTCAATAATAGCTGCGTTATCACTACTATTTACTCCAGCTTGAATTGGATCAATAATGATAACATTACAACCTTCAGCCTTAGCTAAATAATTCAACTTATCAAAGATTTCATCAGTGCTAATACTACCTTGATGATCAACATATACAAACTGATTCTTTTTAGCTAAACCATCAATAAACCTGTTCTTCAACAAATTCATATCCAAAGAATCACGATTTGCAGTGCGTAAATTCATACCAGCATCCAATGAGAGTAAATCACGTACAACTTCTCGTTTAGTACTTTCAAGATACATTGCACCTACTTTGAAATTAGTATTTTCAATTAAGTGATATACCAAATTTGAAATAATTGTAGATTTACCAATACTTGTCAAAGCACCAATTACAGTAATTTCACCAAGTTCTTGGCCGCCATTCATCATTTCATTTAGATGACTCCACGCTGGAGGAAATGGGATTTTAATATTAGAATCTTCATCCTCAAAATCATCCCACATTTGTTCTAGATGTAAAACATCCACACGACTAAAAGGTTCAGCTTTCCAGAACACTTGCTTTAATTCTGAATTACGTTCTGCAGTCAATAGATCACTAGCATCCTTAGCATCCTTTGGAAACTTAGCAATAAAAGCTTTACCGTGTGGTAAAAGTCTAGCAGCTTCTTCCATGTACCGCTGCCCCGGTTCATCGTTGTCAAATGCGAGAATGACCTTCTCAAAGGAACACAGATACTCATAGTTAGCTTTAAACTGTTTGATAATACTACCATCACCAGCAGTAACCGAAACACAAGGCGTCCAATATTCTGTTGAGTCTTTACCAGAACGTAGTACCTCTGCAAAACTCATAGCATCTTCTTCTCCGGTTGTTACAACTAAATACTTACCGGAAGAAGGGAATGCACTTTGACCAAAGAATTCATTCGTAGCTTTAGTATTACCGATACCAACGAAAGTTTTAGGAGTAGTCCTTTTCTTGTAGCCTACGATTTTACCATCTGATGTAATTGGATAATGTCGAGATACTACTTCATATTTATCTTTCAATTCAGTGCGAACACCGTACTTTGCAGAAACAATACTAGTGATACCTCGGTCTTTCCAACCTCTACAATTCAAAGCTTCAATCTCGGTAAAATCCACAGGTTCTTTTTCTGTAAATCGTTGTTCTGGTTCTTGCATCTTTACTCCATGTTCTTCAAGTTTATCTTGTGGAAAATAACTATGACAACTCCAACAGAAAGCATCTATCGTAGTGTCGCTATCTTCGTGTTCTTTTGCATATACAGCCATTGCATCACTCGATCCACACTTATCACCAATACAAGCTGTATGATACAGAAGTTTACCTTCTGTTTTATTTGTTTGTTTTCGTGTAGCTATAATTTACTCCTTATTTATTCCTGATTTTCGTATTCACGCCAAATATTACGCGCTTCATCAAAACCTTGCCAGTTATCAACACCAGCTTCTTCTAAGCATTGAAGCCAAAGCTGATCCTTGAGTAACTGTTCATATTCTCTTTTACTTACTTGGATTGTTTCTACTGTTGGCATCATTAACCTTTCTTGAGCAAATATGAATTTCCGATGCACTTGAAACTAATTGTGCTATCAGTCATACACTTGTATACATAACCTTCACGAATACACTTAGGATTCACAACTGACACACCATCCGCATCCTCTAGAAGGTTACTAACAGTGCCTACAAGCGTTCCAAAACCCTTCAGTGGTACGTGAGGTAGTCCTAGCTCTTCTACGAGCTTCCAGCGTTGTTCTGGAAGTAGATAAGTTTGGTTATCAATATCATAAATATCGAAAACTGCTAATCGTTGGTCATCTAGCTGGTACAAATTACCATTAATACCTGAACCATAAATTTCACCTTGAACTGCTAAGTTACGACCTGTAGAATAAATCTTGTCTAATACTTCGTATTTCTTGGCTAATTTCCACCATGAATTATCTGTATCATCTTTTAGATCAAGATTACGTGAACATACACCAGATTCTACTCCGTTAACATAACAAGTAATTGACGAACCATCTAGCTTTTCTGTTTTTTCAAACTTCATGTTCTGTTCCTGATAACGTTCGATATCTTTACGAATATTCTGTACACGTTGCTGATCTGTTTTTGGAATAAAACTAGGAAAGTTACCCTTAGCATTTGCTGGCATAAATTCTTCTGGTGGATTCCATTTAATTACACCTATCCATTCAGTAATATCTACACCTTCTTCCAAAGAAGACCAGCAACCTTTTTGTTCAATACAACTTTCAATAGAAACAATCAAACCTTGACTGAGTTGTTTCTTGAGCTTAACAGTACGTAGACGTTCACCTTTAATACCCATGTACTCTCGTGGTTCTTTACCCTTAGATAGAAATGGTGCTAGTTCAGTTGGAACCCATGAGTCAATTTCTAGGAATACCACAAGAGAATTTACTTGAAACTCATTGACCTTAGATACAACCCACCAGTCATTAATACGATAAGCGCAAATTAAATCTGCATCAGGGATTGGTTTAATTTCAGCGATACGCTGGATGCTTGCAAGTTTACGTTCAGTCATAACTTAACTCCTTTATATAATCTCCAGAACAATTCAGCATTAAATACTTCGAGAATATGTTCAGGTAAATGTTTTTGTGTTCTCATTATAGCACTAATATGTTCGTCTGTTAAATCTTTTAGTAAAATATAGTGCAATTTTTCATCGCCGTTTTTACCGTAGCTTCCCCATTCGAAATTATCCCTGATCTTATCGTGTGAATCGGTTGTATAAACACACATTGGTTCTAGATTACCACTATGACGAAAGTATTCTAAACCCCCATCAAGCATATAATGCTCACCATTAGCATCGGTGTATGAAACATAATCGTGACGATGCCTAGATTGAAGGATTTTACCGTCCTTGCACTTCCATTTATTGACTAGTATATGTGTCATCCAAGTTCCTCATTTAGTTCCACAACCCAAGTTTCAAAGCACGAACCAAACGAAGGTTCATCTTCAATTTCATCTTGATGTTTACCGATATACTCAATAGCTTTTTCTTCGGAATCAAACACACCACGAAGTTGAGTGAAGTCTCGTTCGTAGTCTTCCCAAGAACAGTAGTTTACAACATATAGTTTCATTTCTGTTCCTTTTAAGTTAATCAGAAGTCAAAGACTTCTTCATTTGTTTCTTAGCTTCAGCTTCTGTCAATCGAAGATTAATTCTATCACGGTTAATCTGCATTGCAACCTCAGTTGGCTTGTAATCCCAGAATAAACTTCTATCGATTCCTTGCTCAAGATCAGTTTTAGCTATACGATTGCAGTTATAACCACGGTTCTGCATTTCGTTGCATAGTGAGTCGTAACGTTCACTGATGTACTGTAGCTTATCGTAGAAGAAAACGCAGTGATTAGTACCTAGTGTATATTCATTGGGTATCTTCTTTTTGTGCAATTCATATTGGCACTTACGTGATAAACCGAAGATACGGGTTATCTCCCGAACCTCGGCTACAAGATGCTTGCCGGTTAGTTCTGAAGGATGCACAACATTAATTCTTGTCATATTGTTCCTTAATTAATTTGAAGTATCAATTGTACCAGAATCCGAACCCTTTTGGATTCGTCTTACACCAAAAACAAGAAAAGCTGCCGAAGCAGCCTTAATTATTTCGGAATAAATTCAATGGTTACACTCTCAGAGTAATAACCATTGCTTTCACCCAACCAGCGAATATCTACGTAACCTTTGATCGTAGCAAACTTATAGAAAGTCCAAGTACAACTTTCGTAGCACTCATAATCAACTGGAGATTCGCCTTCAGCTTCTTCAGCCATTAAAATAGGAGTACCAACTAAGTCCTGTAGATCACCAACGATATCGTAAATATCTACGCTTTCACAACAGTCTTGTTCATGATAGAACCTGAAAGTACCTTCTTCACATACAAAGTCGTAACCATCTACTTTAGTGAATGTCTTACCTACTAGATCGGACATTGAAGCATCCCATCGTTGGGAGTAATTATTTCGATACACTTTAACCTCCGGTTTCAGTATTCTTACCAGTAACACCATGATTATGACACACAGCCAACAGAAGATTAATCG